CATTGTCAACGGTGCTCGTACTTTGAAGAAGACGGACATCACCAAGTTTGTTCCAACTCGTCGTAGTTTGAACTACGTCAAGGCACAAGCCAAGCGGTTGACCGAGTTTGCCGTCTTTGAGCCAAACAATGACCGTTTGTGGACAACCATTCAAGTCCGACTCTCCAAGTTCCTTGCTGAATTCTGGGGGGCTGGTGGGCTTAAGGGCCGCACCGCAAACGAGGCGTTTTACGTCTTGTGTGATTCAACAAACAACACGTCAAACACGATTGAAAACGGGGAAGTCCATGTTGAGGTCGGGGTTGCACTGCAAACTCCCGCCGAATTCATTGTCATTGAAGTCAGCCAATTTACTGGCGGCTCTACCCTCACGGAAAACGTTTAAGGAGTAATAATGCCTATTTCACAGCGTACTGACCCGCTTCGTAACTTTAAATTCCAAGTTCAAATTGTGGGCGGTCCCAACCTAAACGCACATGCTGGTTCAACTGGTGTCGGGCTTGATGGACTTGGATTTGCAGAAATGTCGGGACTTAGCGTCACCAACGAGTTGATTGCCTATCGTGAGGGCGGCATGAATACTCACCCACATAAGATGGTGGGCCAGTCAGACTTCCCGCCAGTTTCGTTTAGTCGTGGCGTGTTTGCACGACAGGACCAAATGTGGAAATGGCAGACGTTCATCCACTCGTGGCAACAGGGCAGTGCCGCTACGGGAAGCACTGGACTACTGCAACAGGGTGGTGCAAATGATTATCGTTGCGACATTGTTGTTCGTGTGTTTGACCACCCGTATACCCGTAATGATGGAATTGGTGGTTCGTATCAGGCAACTGATTTGCCCAATGGCGATACCAAGCCTGGTCGTGTCCAACTTGCATTCCGACTCTTCAACTGCTGGCCTGGTGTCTTTGCGATGAACGGTCTCAATGCTGGTGACAACGGTATCTTGATTCAGCAGATGACCGTCCATCATGAAGGTTTCTACGTGGCTTTCACGGAATCGGATATCAACACAATTGGAACCATTCGCTAAACTAATTGTCTAACTACAACGCTATTACAAGGAGCACAACATGAGTGATTTGGCATCTTCTGCCGAAGCCGTCAACAATGCACTACAAGACCCTGCGCCAAAAGTTGACCTCCCAACAAGCCTGAAGGTTGACCTGTTGCGTGGTTTGTACGACCCCGCCTCTTCTCAGTGGGTTACTTCTGCCACCGTTCGTGAATTAAATGGCATAGATGAAGAAGCATTGGCTGCTTACGACGTTCAAAAAAACGTAACATATTCCGAATACATGACACAATTACTCAAGCGTGGCGTTACCACTATTGGCAACATTGAGATTAATGGTCGTGCAGAGTTGGTTGACGACCTGATTACTGGTGACCGTGACTTGTTGTTTCTTGGAGTTTTAAAAGCAACGTATGGTCGTTACCGAGAATTTCAAGTTACCTGTCGTGAGTGTGGAGGTAGTAACGACGTAACAATGGACCTTGAAAACGATTTTAAAATGGAAGACCCTAAGCATGACCTTCATAAACCTTTAGAAATTAAACTAAAGAACAAGTCAATCGTTCAGGTTCGTTATCCAACTGGCGGTGACAGTCAATTCGTTAGCAAGCGTGGTAAAACCACGGCGGAACAAAATACGCAAATGCTTGCCCGATGTGTATTATTAGACGGTAAAACCACTGCTGAAAAAGAGGCGTGGGCAAAGGGGTTGTCATTGGCTGACCGCAATAAGGTCATCAAAACCCTTTTCTCAGCGCAGCCAGGGCCTCGCATGGAAGAGGTGGAAACCCAATGCGCCCACTGTAATGCTAAAATTGTATTAGCACTAGATTGGGTCTCACTTCTATTTGGCTAATCTAGTCAGAATATATTGGGAGTACGAAGCGATTGCCTCTACGTATAGGGGTTTTGGTCTTAACGACCTGAAGTCCATGACAATTCGTCAACGAGCATACTGGTTTCGTATGGCTCGTTGGAGAAATTCCACTGGAGGCTAATCGGTGGTTACAAGTAACGAACCCAATCTTGCAGGAGGCGGCTTAGGCGGGGACAGCCCCGCTGAAGGTGCTGCTGCCAGCGCCATGGGCAACTCCGTCGTCAACTCACGCCTCAGTGTTGATTTGACCATGCTAAAAGGTCTCAATGAAGAACTTACCAAACTTGACGGTAATGTAAAGAAAATTAAAGAGAAGTTTTCGTCTCTTACCAAAGAAGCAAAGGACCTTACTACTCAATTAAATAAAGCAGCCACTGCCATGGGCAAGGTAACTGGTAAGGGCGGGGGCAGTGGATACCTAGACATGTCTAAAGGCATGCCAGAAGTCGCTGAAATACGTGAAGTACAAATGCAAAGCGTTGAGCGCATTCTTAGCGCTCTTGGAAAAGGTGGCGGTATTGCGTCTGGTATGGGTCTTGGCGGTGGTGGTGGCGGAAAGATTCTTGGTGGACTAAAAGCATTTGGTAACAATCCTTATGTACAGGTGGCTGGTCAGGCATTACAAGCAGTTGGTCAAACGATAGATGACCGTGTAGACCGCAACAAATCGTACGCACTTCCAGCAGACCGCTTGAGTGTTCAACTGCAACAGCAGTACGGCATGAGTCAAATGGATGTAATGACTCAACTTCGTGGTCCTTTACGTCAGTATAAGTTAGGAGAGGGCGGCATTAACGAGTTGCTTGCTATGCAATCTCGCACTGGTATTAACGCACGTATGCAGGCAAGTTCTGTTGAGTCAATGCGTGCAATGTCGGGTTATGCCTACTCTGCTGGAGACATTACTAATTACATTGAGAGCATGGGGCAGGCTGACACTGTAAACCGAATGTTCATGATGACTGGAACCAGTCTTTATGGTATAGGCGGTAAACAGAAATCTGCTCAACAAGTTAACCAAGAACTTATTCAGCGCCTTGGCTTAAACAATCGTGAAATCATTGAAGGTGGTCGTCAAAGCGGTTCAATGCTTCGTCAACGCATGGCAATGGCTGGACTGGACGAAGGCGCACAAGACATGTTGCTGCAATATGCCGAATCCAACATTAGTTTCCGTGAAAAGGGAGGAAAGGGTTTTTACGACCCTTCTAAGAAGGGTGACCGTGAGCGAATGGGTATTGAAGGAAATTATGCAACTCAAGCAGAGGAAACTGAACGTGTAAAAATCAATCGTGAAGAACAAATGTACAAACGGCAAGCCGACAACTACGCACAAATGGAAAAAAACATTCAATTAGTTAATAAGGCTCTTGGAGAATTTGAAGATAGGTTGTCTGGAGTTATTGGCGCAAAGACAAGTGTTCGTGGTTTTAAAGGACTGCTTTCTCCAGCGTTAGGTATTGCTGGTGCTATTGGAGGGGCCTTTTTAGGAGGTCCAGCGGGGGCTATGGCTGGGTACGGAATTGGCTCCGCAGTTGGCGGCTTTTTTGGTGATGCTACTGGAGGAGGAGCCGCAAGTCCTGGACAAATTGCCAAAGAAAACCCAACACAAAAACCGCAAAACACTGCTGCACTTTCTCAATTAAAGCCAGTTCTTCGTGAACCACTATCACGCCTGTTGTCAGACCGTCCTGGTATTTCAATTGGACAGGGTTACCGAAGTCCTGAAGCGCAGAAAAAGATGTTCTTGGAACGGTACTACCGCACGGACAAAGAGACGAACACATACTGGGATGGTTCTTATTGGGAAAAGAAACCAGGAGTGGCAATGGCTGCCCCTCCAGGATTGTCGTATCACGAAATTGGATTGGCAGCAGACTTGGTGTTTGCATCGGATGCTGACAGGCAATACTTACAAGCAAATGCATCCAAATATGGTCTTGATGAGTTCTCACGTCACGGAGAGCCGTGGCACGTGCAGTCAAAAGCCTACCCAGCAAGCCGACGACATTACGAGGAAGAAGGCGCTACGTACGGAACCGTTGAGGACCCAGAAACAAAGTACACCCCAGAAACCGTTGGAGTAATTACCGAAACTGGCCCAGAAGGACAGTCTGGAGTTGGTATGGTCATGGGGGCAGAGATTAAACAACAATTGTCAATGTCAGAATCTATGGCGGTATTTCAGGAACAGGGTGTTGGTGGACTTAATTTGGGAAATCCAAAAAAGAAAGATGACCAGAAAGACAAAGACCGAGGAACCGCAAATAAAACCAAGTCCAATGTTGACCTTAGTGGCAATGCCGTCAATCCTCAAGACCTTGCCAGAATGCTTGAGAAAAGGGGCTTTCAAAAGAACGACGTTTGGAAGATGCTTGCTATTTCTTGGCGTGAATCTCGTTTGAACCCAAGGGCGCACGTAAAAGATAGTGACGATGATTCCTATGGATTGTTTCAAATCAACATGTTGGGAGATTTGGGTCCAGGTCGTCGCAAACAATACCGTATTACAAATGACGATGAATTGTTTGACCCCAAAGTAAACGTCCGTGCAGCACGCATGCTTTATGGTGACGGAAGAGGTATTAAGCATTGGAGTCATGGTGGGAACCCTCTTGGCGGTATTCCTGACACCACGGTGAAGTGGGCAAAAGAAGTAGCGACCTCCGTAGGCTTGCCAGTAACTGGAGACCCGTTTGATACGGGGTATATGCCGATGCCTAAGAAGCAAGTGATGTCGTCCCAAAAGTCGGTTGCTAACTCAACAACTAACAATAACTCATATAATATAAACCCAACAATTAATGTAAACTCAACTGGTTCTGCGCCAGTTGATGCGGCACGTCTTGCCAAAGAAGTATCTAAACTTATTGAACGTGAAGTGCAAATGATAAATGTGAGGAACTCGTAATGCCTAATAATGATAACTTTCCTATTTACAATCCACGTGGAAATAATAATAAGGTTCCTACAAACTTTAGGCGACCCACTTGGTCTTATGAACAAGCACGAAACCAGGACTTTGTTTCGTACGCAAAACTAAATGAGCGTAAAAACACTTTAGAAAACGCTCCTTTCATGTGGCCTGGACCCAATACAACCAACATTGGTGGGGTTACAAAAACACTAGTTCGTGGTTTTATGCGTAGCATTTTGTATCAAACAATTGGGACGGGCAGCGCTAACGGAACTAGTCAAACAGGAATTCGTTTAAACTTTCAATTTAACCCTGAATACATTCAACGAGACGTGTCACAATCGCCTGGGGCCGTAAACCCTTTGTTGCAAAACATTACAAACCTTACTCAACCTGTTCCAGGAACTGCTCAATTTAACTTTACAATTACGTTTAATCGTGAACATGAAGTAGCAATGCGTGGGGATGCTGCACGTAATAGTGCTTTTAATTTTGCAGAAAATAACGATAACGCTTTGACGTTGTTAAACGACCCTTCAATGGTTGGTGTAATGCATGACCTTTCTGTTTTTGACAAAATCATTGGTCAAGGCATTAGTGAAGAACTTGTATCAACTTTAATAAAATTTACTCAAAAGGCAGCAGAATTGAATCCAGATGAAGAAGATGAAAACGCAACGGCGTTTGACCCAAAGGAATATGAAAAAGGGCTTAACAAAAATATAGGAAACTCTGCATTTTTAAATCCGTTACCCGTACGTGTCGTATTTGGTGATTTGTTTATGGTTGAGGGTTTTGTAACTGGTTCAGCCGTCGCTTTTCAAAAGTTTAGCCGTCAAATGATTCCTACCATTTGTCAAATTAACTGTAACCTTTCTGCATTGTATTTTGGATTTGCAAAGAAATCGGCGTTTGTCACAGACAACTTGGAAGATTGGTATAAATC